TTGAATCTAGCTCAATCACATGGCCTGCTTCAGTTTCAATTACTTGATTATATGGATATTGTGTGTTATATGCGGTAGTTGGTTCATCCCACGTAAAACTTCCTGACGCAGTAGGAATAGATTTTTTCTATAATATTCTTTTGTTTTAAAATACTTATGTGTTTTATCTTCTGCTGCTAATTTATTAGTATCTGGTTTACCTGCATAATCAACCTTGGGATAAATTTTCTTTGGATCACTAAATCCTTGTTGTGCAGCAAATGAAGGATCATTTAATGGGCCGGCCGGAGTTTGTTTTGGATTTGAAGGATGCGGCAAAACTGCTGGAATTTCAGTATCACTTGGTAATGTTGCTTCAGCATTTATATCAGTAGCTGTTCTTACAGGATTTCCTGATCCATCATATATTGCCTCACCTGTAGAAGTTGTGACTATGTTACCAGATTTAATTTCTTCGTTAGTTGCTAATTTATCTGTTGTAGGTGTTTTCTCTTGTTTGCCTGCAAACGTGCCCATCATTATAGGTTGTTGTTTTTCTTCTCCGTCTAAAAACCAACCAACAACCCAAGTTCCTTCAACCGGGCCAATGGGCGCAGTTCCTACTCCCGAAGTACTAGCAGATGTTATCGGCATCATCGGCGTTGCCCATGGTAAATCTTTTGTAGGCAATACACTCAGATCATCTGTATGATAACCAAATATTCTAACTTTGCATCTTCCTAATTTTTCAGGGTCTTGTCTATCTTCGACAACTCCAAACCACCAAGTAAAATTTTGATTTCCGTATATATTTTGCATAATATTATCTCGATTTAGATGGACTTGTTATCGATAAAGAATCTCGTAAAACTTCCATAGATATTACGTGTTTTACAAAATTGATTTTGTGATGGATAGAACTTATTAAATAGTTTCCTGAATATCTTGCATCTAAATGTTCGGTCGTCATATCTGTTTCATCAACCGGCGACATATCAGGAAATTTAATATCAATCATACGACCAGCTTCGACATCTGTTCTACCGTGTATTGTTATATTTAATTTTAAAGAATTTAATTCAATTAAATTAGACAATCTATTACCGTATAATTCACCTATTTTATCGTTAAAATTATCATCTACATCGGTGTGTAGTTTTGACAATATTGGGTATACTCTAGTATGGGAATTTAAATTTCTGTCAACATTATTAAAAAGCGGAATTGCGCCAGAGCCTGCAATGTGATTGTAGGATGAAAATTTGCTAACATGATCATAATCTGTAATTATTCTTTTCTTCTTAAAGATATCTAAGGCAACTAATTTGCTTGCAAAATATCCATTATCTAAATTTTCAAGATGATCTAGACCGTTTAATACTGTTACAGATTGTATTAGCGCCATTTTTTCTATAGTGTCGTCCGACGGCCCTAATACGCCGGTGGCCTTATACTCGTAAGTTCCTATTGAATTATTTTGCTTGTATAAATCTTCAAGGCTCCCAAAATAAAACGATCTATTTGATTCCCATAATAAAAAGTTACATGCTTGTCCAGATTTAGGCATAGATTTTTTAGCAAGCCAATTTAAACATTGGAAAGGCGTCCATCCAGGACTTACAAATTTAATTTTATTGGATGCTTCTGAAAAAACAACTAATGGGGTTTTCTCATTGCCTTCTGACAATGTGTTATTTGAATCGCTATACACAAAATTTCTATTTTTTTCCAAATTATCTTTAAAAATTTTATCTACTATTGTAGTAATTTGGCCTGTAAATGAATTATATACAGGGTTGAGTGTGTCTGCTAACGCTTCTTGAGATACAAATCTAAGTTTGTATATTTGGGTGTTTTGATCTCGTACTAACATACGATCTTCAACTGATGTAACTCTAAATGTTTTATAAATTGAATTGTCTAACCCGGGGGTTGTTACTTTAACAATTAAATATTCCTCACCTATTATATTCATTTCTTTTATCAAATTTCGACTATCTGATAACAGAACATCTCCCGATAAAACATTGTTAAAAATGCTTTCGTATATATTTAATTCTACAAGATAATCAAACACCGACAGGCTGCCGGTACTAGAAACTAGAAATAGTTGTTCAATATTAATTTCACCTGGACTTTGCAGGCTAGATTGTGTAGATATACTCATTGTTGAATTATTGTAGTAAAGTTAGTTTCAACGCTAGAAACTATTTCAGGTTTTAAAATATTAATTCTTCTTCGTTGTTCGTTTAGAGCAGTTTCATACATAAGATTTGAAACAGGGAATAAAAATCCAGTAGGGAAATTTTGTTGAACAAGATTTATTTGTTGTGTTCCAGTTGTAGATTGTAATTGTATAGATTGTGGGTTGGTGAATGTAGAATTCTCTGCCATTGATCTATAACCAGACACAATATAGTCTTGAGGATTTACATAATGATGTACGCTATAAACATCTCCTTCGCCGTATTTGCCCTTAACAAATTCTACAAGATTGTTATAACTCATCGGCCAATCAAATCTAGGATCTATGATATCATTTGCTATTAAAATTATCCAATGTAAGTTAGAATCACCATACCAGTAATCGGCAACAATTTCAGGAGTCTCTCCATCTTTAATATCATACTGCTCAAAGTATACATTATTCTTTTTCAATTCTTCTGATAGTACAGCTCTTCTTAGAATATCAGGGATCGTTTGTATGGTTTTATTATTATCTAACGTGTATTGTAAAAGAGGAAATTTTTCGAAAAACATTTAGTATCCTCGACTTTTTATAGTTTCTTTTGTTATGAGTTCCAACTCTCTAAAACTTAGTGTTAGATTAATTTCAGTCGGTGCACCGTTTGAAAAGGATGAGAATTGATCTCCGCCATAGTCAACCTGCATATCAGTTAAGGCGCAAGCTGCAATTTTGTTAAAGTATGGATTTTCAGCATTATTAAAATAATATGCGATTTCAAATTCAGATGGGTATAAGAAAAATGCCCCGCCTGCCGCTGTTTCTGGATGCATGTGTTCTTTAAATTTATCAATTATATCTTTTACTGCATCTACTTCTTTTTTGTTGTTGGGCATAAACTTATATCTAAAATTAAATTTACGATAATCTATACCTTCAAAAAATACTTCTCTAAAAGGATTTGTTTTAACTTTTGCGCCTAACTGCACAATATCTGTTATACTACCCAATCCTGGTAATATCGAAGGAATTTTTGCAATTTGTAAAGCTAACGATTGTGCCAAGCCACCCTGTCGGCCAGACTCTGTACTATCTGATAAAGCTGAATCTGAACCTAGAAATCCTCCAAGAATTCCTAAATCTTTATCTTGATAATTAATACCATAACTTACACTAGGTTTTTCTTGCATGTGCAATGTTATGACATCTTCTAATCTTTTAGTTTTATCTTGTTGTAAAACTTGTGTACTACCCAATCCCTGACCAGTAAGATATCCCGCAACACCGCCTATTATTAGTTTTGCACCTGCGGCACCTAATTGTTGGGCGGTATTGGTCAACCGTTTATCCTGCTGAGATACCCCTGTCAACTTACCAGCTGCCGCAATTGTGGCGGCCCCGCCTGCAATTACTGCACTTCCATAAACTAATGAAGTTCCCGTTCCTTTTGGATTTATTTTATCTCTTACACTATTATTAGCTGCAGAAGTTTGCGCAGAAAGTGTCTTATATGTGTTGTCTTTGACAAATTTTGATTTGCCTCGAACATTTATAAAAAAAGTAACGTAATGTTGTAAATCTGGGTATACCCCTAATCCGTCGGGGTAACTATAGGTTCCAATTTTGTAACCCTGTGATCTTAGTTCACCGCCTAAGTCTTGTGTATTAACAGCCATTTGTTTCCTATAAATATTATAGTTATTAATTATTTATATGAGTTATGTACACCAAAACCTACAAAGGCCGCTTTAGAGTAGCAAATGCTGCAAAATATAAGGGAGATATCACAAATATTGTGTATCGCTCCTTGTGGGAACTTAAATTCATGAAATGGTGCGATTCCAGTGTGTCTGTAGTTGAATGGGGTTCAGAAACAGTAATTATTCCATATATTTCGCCAATAGATAATAAAGTCCATAGATATTTTGTAGATTTTTACATAAAAGTGCGGACGAAGGCAAACAGCATTGAAAAATATTTAATAGAGATAAAACCAGAAAAATTTACTAAACCTCCAGAAATACCTAAAAAAAGAACTAAACGATTTATAGATGAGGTGTTTCAGT